CTCACGGGAACGGGTATGCAAGTGTATGACGGGGCTAACTGGATAGCAGCAAGTTCTAGCGGCAACGTGTCGATGTACGTTTATGAATACATTGCCACCGCTAACCAGACAACCTTCTCAGGGGCCGACTCTAACAGCCAGACATTATCTTATGCGGCTGGAAACATTATTGTCTCCTATGGCGGCTATGACCTACCTAAGTCTGATTACACAGCAACTAACGGAACCTCAGTGGTGCTAGACGATGGTGCTGTTGCTGGTGAGATTGTTCGCATTGTAGCGTTCCAAAGCTTTGTAGTGGCTAACACCTATACGCAGTCTCAAGCTGATGTGTTGTTGGCTGCTAAGTTAGCCAAAGCTGGCGGCACTATGACGGGCGATACTGGTCATGCTGATAACGTCAAGGCTAAGTTTGGTGCTGGTGATGATCTACAGATTTACCATGATGGGGGACACAGTAGAATAAAAGATGTCGGCACTGGCAATCTTGTTTTAGCAGCTTCAACAAGTGTAAATATTGACGGAAATAACGGCACAAATATTGCTCACTTTTATGAGTCAGGAGTTTCTAGGTTTTATGGCAACGTGGGTGTTGGTGTAACGCCAGAGGCTTCTTATGCAGGTAGGCCAACTTTACGCATTGGTGCTGGTTTAACAATAGGTGGATATGGTTCAGGCAATCCTTCACATCATTGGATAAATGCTAATGCGTATCAAGCGGCATCTGATGCTACTGAAAAATACATAGGGGCTGATCAAGCGTCACAGCTTAAACAAACTAACGGAGCCTTTACTTTTAACGTGGCTCCAAACGGCACAGCAGACGCAGCGATAAGTTGGGCTAATGCTATGACGATTAATAATGCTGGCATAGTCACCAAGCCTTTGCAGCCAGCTTTTAGTGCTGGCAGGGGCGCAGGTAACGTAGCTGTTAACACAGTTTATGTATGTGAAACTGTGCGTTTCAATATAGGTAGTCACTATAATAACTCAAATGGAAGGTTTACTGCGCCAGTTTCTGGAAGGTATCACATAAATGTTAACTTAATGTGTAACGACATTACACAAAACAATAAACACTGGAATTTACGGATTAATGGCTCTGAATATCAAAGGGCTTATAGCACTAACGGGGGTGCTTATCATCAACGATGGAACTGGAATGGAGTAATATCGTTACAAGCTAATGATTATGTAGATATATTTTCAAATAACGTAGTGTTGTACGGAGGTAATGCTTTGTACAGTGATTTCTCAGGCTACTTACTAGGATAACAAAGGACAAACTAATGAACATTACAATCACATTAACAGCAGCACAAGAGAAAGGTTTGGCCTACGTTGCAGCATCACCTCAAGAGTGGGCAGAGAACGCCATACACAACCGCTGCGCTATTGCTATGGATGAAATCTACGACATGGAAGTGGCTCGTATGACAGCAGACCCTAGCATTACCAGCATACCAGCAGACAAAAATGCAGTGATACTAGCAGCAAATGTACAGACAGCAGCACAGCGCAATGCCGCAGCAGAAGCAGAAGCACCACTAGGAGAATAGTACATGAGTACATCAAGAACACGCGAAAAGGCTGATGGTGAACTATTCAAGTCAACAGGCATTGATGATAACGCTACGTCAACCGCAGTTACGATAGATGCTAGTGAGAATGTGTTGGTGGGTAAGACTACAATTGCAGGAGCATTTAATACTGTAGGTAGTGAGATAAGGGCTAGTGGATTGGTTCAATCAACAGTTGATGGTTCCAAATGTATAGACCTGAACAGACTAAGTAGCGATGGTGATATTTTAGGATTTTCAAAGGCTGGCACAAGCGTTGGTAGTATTGGAACTTATCTTAATGCTTCTTATATTATGGGTTCTGGCAGCAAGGGTATTTTCTTAAACGGAACCCTCAATCCTGCTGGAGCTAGTGGGGGTATTGATGATAACACCCAAAACATAGGTGCTAGCAACAGGCGTTGGAAAGACCTATACCTCTCAGGCGGTGTCTACTTAGGCGGCACAGGAGCGGCTAATAAGCTTCAGGATTATGAAACTGGTACTTGGACTCCAGCTTGGGCAACCGCATCAGGCGCACAACCCACAGTTGGATATTCTAGCAGATTCGGGCATTACGTTAAGATTGGTCGCTTGGTCACATTGAGGGTTGAGATGTATGTAAATGCCTTAACTGTCAATGGCGCAACCTCAGCAGCAATGATTATTAACGGGCTTCCATTTGCTATGGTTAACCAAGCGGCTAGTGTTGGCTCAAGTACCAGTGCACAGATTGCTTGGACTAGGGCTAGGTCAAACATGACAGGATATGGCGCTACAGAGTTTGGTTTTTTAGGTCAAAGTAGTTCTACTGGTAATACAGGTTGGGGATGGGAGCGTATAAGTAATTTAACAAGCAGTAGTGAACTGAGATTTACAATACAGTACGAAACAAATGCATAAACAATTATCTAGCGTGGATGCGCTAGTGGAGAAATAACATGGCATTAACTAAAGAAATTACGCAAGACCGCATAGAGATTGTAGGCGAATACAAAGCAGTACAGGTACGCACCAAGACAGCAGTGATGGAAGATGGTGTGGAACTATCTAGTGGCTTCCATCGTCACGTTGTAACCGCAGGAGATGACTACTCAACCGAGACTGCAGAGGTACAAGCAATATGTGCAGCAGTGCATACCGATGCTGTGGTGGCTGCTTACGCTGCTCATGTAGCTGCCTCAGCACTAGGAGAATAGCCCATGGGTCTTTATTCAAATATCCACGCAAAAAGAAAACGTATTAAAAACGGTTCTCTTGAGATTATGAAGAAATCAGGGGCCAACGGTAGGCCAACGGCTGCTAACTTTGAAAGAGCGGCTTTAACAGCAAAGAAGAAAGGAAAGTAATTATGCCAAAAGGTAAAGGTACATACGGTTCAACTAAAGGCCGCCCACCACAGAAGCCAGTTAAGAAGTAGATGTGGTCAATAATATTGGCAACAATGTTATCTAATTCTGAACCCCAAGTCCCTATAATTGTATCTAGCTACAATTCCCTTGATAACTGTAGATACGAACTATTACGCATAGGTAAGATGAAAGGTTACAGTTTAATAACTAGCCCAATGGTTGGGTACTCGGTAGTAAAAGTAGAAGACAACAAAACTTCTACAGCGTTCTGCGCTAGAAATATGCAGTCCATATAACAATGTGGTCTAGCCCAACAGGGCTTCCTTTGGTACATCAATCAACTTCTCTTCTCCCTGAAGGAAAGGCTTTACTCATAGAGCCAACGGTGTCCCAAACAGCCCAACGCCCCGAAGAATATCTAGTAGTACAACCATCCAAAGAACCCTACGAAACCCAAGAATACTCAAGGAGGTTATGGCTATGCTAATGGAAATCGCAGCAGCAAATGCCATTTTCAAAACGCTCTCAGTTGCATTAAAGAACGGTAAGTCTCTATACGAATTGGGTACACAAGTTAGTGACTATTTAGGAGCAACTCAGAAAGTAAAAGATAAAGCTGGTAACAGTGAATCAAGAGGAACAGCCCTAGAATGTTTTCAATACCAAGAGCAACTACGAATCCAAAGAGAACAGCTTGAGTTCCATCTTAAAAAAAGCAGACTCAATGGTTGGAGTGACTTCGTGAAGTTTGAGGCTGAATGGCATCGACAACGAAGAGAAGAAGAGCAAGAAAAAATCAACGCCAAGATAAGAAGAAACGCCAAGATTCAAAAGGACATACAACTCGCTACTAACATAGGTGTATGCATGATTCTGGCAATGGGACTTCTATTCGGAATCGCAGTCTACTACAGAGGTTAATACTCATGTCCCAAATGACGGACTATGATGCTGGACGCTTGGTGACTCTAGTAGAAACGCTAGGTAATCAGGTCGAAACATTAAATGAAATAACAGTCACACTATCCAACCGAGTCAATGACCTAGAAAAACAATTAGTCAAAGGCAAAGGCTTCCTAGCGGGAGCCATGCTTCTTTCAATTGGTCTTGGTGGTGTCGGTACGTCAGTCCTGTCCAGATGGATGGGGACTTAATAACTAACAAGGAAACATTATGGCTCTCAACCCACTCGCTGGGATTGCTGGGAGTGTCATGGATGGCCTTGATGATTTATTCACATCAGATGAAGAACGGGCGAATGCTCGTTTAAAGCTGACAGAACAACTCCAGAAACCACACACCCTCCAAGCAATGGCTAACATTGAAGGTGCAAAACACAAGTCTGTGTTTGTGGCTGGCTGGCGACCTGCAATAGGTTGGGTATGCGCAATTGGTCTTGGTTACCAGTTCCTTATCCTTCCGTTTGCTGGACTCATCAACGCTTACTTCGCACTACCCGCAGAACTCCCTGCAATTCAATCAGCAGAACTAACCACACTTGTCATGTCCCTCTTAGGTCTAGGCGGTTTACGCTCCTATGAGAAAACAAAAGGACTCACTAAATGAGTAATAGAAAACTAGAAGTAATCATGGCTGACCTTCACGAAGAGTTGGCCACTCAGCTACTTGGACACGTCCAAACGGGTGAAGCTACCGCTAGTATCTTTAACGTAGCTCGTCAGTTTCTAAAAGATAACGGGATTGATGGTGT